ATTCGCATAAACTTTGTTATCCCAGATAATCAGTTCACTAGTTGTATACATCTTCTGTTTGTTTTTATCCCACGCCCTGAACTTCAATCTACCCATTTTTTATTCTCCTTTTACTCTTTTTGGCACTCCACTTCTTCTTTATTGCCCTCGTAGTAACTCCTCAACTGAGGATTTTTCTCTAACATTCTTTTTACATACAAGGCTTCTCTGATACACCGTTCTATGTATGCAAAAGGAAACAGAACTAAAAGAAGGGGGCTAAATATAACCCCAATAACAACAATAACTATCGTTCCCAACGTGCTTTCTGCGACATAGCCTATAAACTCACTTAACGTTTTAATGCTCTTGACGTGATTTGTAAAAATTAGTTTGTTTTTTAGCTTCATCACTACTCCTCGTACAATAAACCCTTATTCTTTTCTTAAAAGACACGCTTTTTAGAAGAAAGCATAAACAAATCTAATTTTAGAATAACCTGCTCCTGCTTGTTGAATTTGTGTAATCATCTTAGTTAGGTTTTCTTTCTGCGAACCAATAATTTCTAAACAGCTCTCATAATCTTTTAGTGATTGCAACTCGACTACATATAGCGAACTTACGTCATGTAAGTAAAAGAAAATATCCTTAGTTAAGTTAGTTGCTTTTCCTGTATCATCTTTCACGTTTAAAGTGGACAATCCTTTAACCTTTTCCCCACTTGTATCTTTTAATAACGTGTATAACTCCGTATCACGCACTACGTCAAGCATTTCAGGGAGTGTTCTACCAAATAAGTATTGTGCTTCTTTAGGATAACCATAGCCATCATAATTCAACTGACTCTGATCTGTTAAAGGAGAAATATTCTCCCATACTCCTTCAGTTTCGTCAAAGCCTTCCACAAAGCCATATAAATCAATTCCCATTGTTTTTAGTATTCCTTTCGTTTCTATTTATCATTCATTTGGAGGTTCAGGGAAGCTAGTCCAATAAATCACTTCTTCCTCGAAGTTTTCAAAACCAACCCCATCTTCATAATCTACCCAAGTATCTGTAGTTACCCCACTTTTAGGGGTATAAACCAACACTTCCTCGTTGATCTCAGGGGTTATTCCTTCCCAAATGCTCGTCACTTTATCTCCAAAGAACTCTTTTTCTTCGTCTGTTAGTTCTCTTGCTACTAGTTTATTCCATTGTGTTTTATCCACTTTCTCCACCTCTTATTCTTCTAGCAACTCTGGATTTTCGTATACATTGCCAATGACTTCTAGCAAATCGCCTTTAGTAAATGGTGAGCCAAATGACATTGTTGCAAAATTTTTACCAAATCTTTTTCCTAANAAAAGACAAGCCTCTCTTTTAACCACAACTTCAATCTGGTATTCCCATTCTGCTTTTAAAAAAGGGTTTCTATATCGTTTTACTATATCACCTTCAAAGATTTCTGTTCCGTTTTTATCAAACAGACCTGTTGAAAGACCCAATGTTTCAGGATCTACAGAACACCACTCTCCAATAGTGATATACTCGTCATTCGCTTCCACGACACCATTGATAATGTAAGACATTCCTTCATCTTCAACGAGATAGCCATGTTTCCACTCACCTTTACTTTCTTCGTGAGTGGAAATACCTCTAACCGTCAATTTCCCCATCTTATTTTCTCCTTACCTTCCTAGTAACTCTGGATTTTTGTAGATATTACCCAAGACTTCAACTGCAACTTCAAAATCTTTAGCAAATAAGTCAAGATATTCAACATCTACTGTTTCAGCAAAATAATTTCTTTTTTCCTCTACTTCTACTACTTCTACATAAAAACCAAGTAAATTATCCCTTTTGATAACTAAATTATCAGTATATGTTGAAATTATATCCCCTTCAAAGATCTCTGTACCGTTTTTGTCAAATAGACCTGTAGCCTGCATAAGCTCAACATCTTCAAGAGATTTTCCTTCAAATGCTACCGTATCAAGTTCTTCACTCCAAAAGTTGATTTTCTTAACTTCTGACATGACTTTCTTGTTTTCAAACCATGCTCTAAATTTTGGCAATTCCATTTTTATTCTCCTGCTTCAATATTTCGTTTATGGTTATATTATACACCCTCAACTTCTCTTTGTCAACTCTTTTTATTATTTTTTTGTGTTTTTGTATTATTTTTTAATAGTGCGCGTGATATAATAAAAACTTTCAAGCGTACCAAGGCTTTTCAGCTCCTAGCACCTCGAAAGTTTTGTGTTTTTTCAATCTTTTGTATTGTAACCAAATTCATGATCCGTTGCGTTGTATTCAGCAATATACTTGCTTTCCAACTCCAACAAATCCTTTTCTGACCCTTCTTCTAAAACGTCTATAACTTCATAAGTCCAGTCAGTTATTTTGCTGTTTTTCATTGCTTCATGGAAATAGCTACCTGTCTGCGCTTTGAAATGTTGAAACCAACGAAAGATAGGGTGGTTTACTGTTTTACCAATATACACTTTCCCTGTTTGCTTATGAGTTATCTTATAAATAAAGCCAACTATTTTACCATTTTTGTAAGTCCTATCATCTTCTCTAAGACGATTTTCATAGTATTGTTCTTCATGTTCCAAACAACAAAAATAATATCCGCTATAATCGTTGTTCTTTAATTCAATACGACTTACAGGGTTTTCTCCACAATATTGGCAAGGTATTTTTTCTGTCCAAAATGCTTCCCATTGACTATCCAATTCATAGATATTGGTATAAAAGAACTCTTTGTCTATCGTCCTTTGAGGAACTTTATCAAAAAAATATTCTGGATAATCATTTTTTACTTTATCAAGCACATCACGTTTTGTATCATAGTCAAAATACAATTTCCGTTCTACTTGTTCAGAATAAACATCCCCCTTATTTTCTTTCCTATGATTTATCCTTACAAACCAATTTGCCATATCATTTTTCTATCTTTTTGACCTTTCCTCAACTTTTTTTAAGTAATCTGATATATTTTTATCAAACAGTTCATCTGCCAGATCTTCAATTTCCTTTTGTGTCATTTTACGTTCAATCATTGTAAAATCTAGTGTTTCTCCTGCAATCAATAAGCTATTTTGGTATTCAAGGAAATTTTTTAGCGGTTCTACACTTGCTCCCTGTTCTTCCAACCAACCAAAAAGATCCGTCAAATCAGTAACAACAACTCCTGTATTAGTCTTTTTATGTTCTACATTCACACTAAAAAGGTCGTAGTCTAGCGTATAAGTTATTTCTTCCCCATTACTTTTATAGTTTTTTACAATCATTTTTCCCCCTCCATTTTTCAACCAACTGCATTACTAACTTCCCAAAAAAAGTTTCAAGTCTTTGTGAACCAGTTCTGTCAATAGCGAACCCAGCTCTAAAAAATTCCTTTGCTAATTGGATAACAAACCACATTTCAATCACAAAATAACCAATAAATGCAATCCATAAGAATATTTCGGCAATTAGGAAATTCGACATTTTTACTAAGAAAATTCCGAAACAATCAACCCCCTTCTCCACTATATAATGGAGAAAAAGGATAGATAAAGAACAAGGTAAAACGCCAACATTCCTATACCTGAAATAAAAATTACTTTGCTTCATACTACTTCTCCTTTGTGATCTCTTCCGCTTTCTTGCAAAAATAGCTCAATTTCATGTTTAGCAACAACAAAAATTCATAAGGCGCATTAAACATGATCTCAAAGCCTCTCTGCTTGCGTGTATCGAACCATGACATATTTTCCTTGTCAAAGTCTTTTCGTTGCTGTAGGGCTTTAAAATCCTCCTTATAGACGATAAATTCGTCACCAAGTTCTAAAATATCATTTACAATCTTTTCAAAACGATTTTTTCGATAATTCTTAATCTTGTGCCAAATGTACCGCTTCTTATTATTGATCTTGATATAATTTTTAGACTTCTTCCAAGCGTGTACTCCTTTTTTGGGTACACCATTTTCTTCGTAGTTATCAGGATTATTTATTCGTCTTGAGTTTTCAAGTTTTGCGTCTAATTTTGCCAATTTTTCTGAATAGCCCAGATCATTTGTTAAATCAAATCGCAATTCTTTATTTGAACTTTCATTCTTTGCAACGACTTCTAACTTGTCTACATCTAGTGAAATTACAACCTTTCCTTTTGCAGGAAGAGTTTCTTTCGTTCCATAGGGTACACCGTCAAACACAAACAAACCATAATATTTCCAAGTATTATCTTTTACCAAAACACGTTTAACTGCATATAAAGCTAGTTTTTGCGTTTCTAGTGCATAAGCCAATCTAATTTCATCATCATTATTGAATTTCCAAGGAAGAGTGATCTTGTTTTTACGCTTCCCAAACGAAAGCCCTTCTAATGATATATTATGATTTTGTTTTCTGTACCAAATAGTCGTAAAATCAACCATTCTAGGAACTTTCAAAAAGTTATCACTATCTGATTGACTTCTACGTTTTAAGTAGGCTTTTTTTGTTGCCTGTGCCATATTTTCAACATTAGACCAGTCAAGAATACCATCTTTTGAGTAGCGTTTGTACATAACGCTTACCTGCCCCATATTGTTGTAGTCAACAAATTTTCCACTATTCAAACCGAAAGCATTATTAAGAGCAATCCAACCTTCTTTTAGTTCGTCTGATTTTTCCTTATATTCTGCTTTTAATGCCTTTTTTAGCTCTTTGTCTTTAGTTTCTTTTATTTTTTCTTGTAGTTCATTCAATGTTTTAGTTTCTTCTGCAAGATATTTATAATCATCAGAAGATTGTCTACGATATTCTTGTCTATTGAAATAGTTCACCATTTCACGCTTCATTTTATACCCATATTTAAAGATCTTTTCAAGGTAGTCCGTGTACCCTTTTGGATCAATCTGTACTTTTAACGTATAAGTCATAACTCTCCCCCACTCTTTATTTATCTAAGTTCTCTAATTCTAAGTCAGCAAGATATCGCAAGTGTTTCATAGTAACTTGACATTTCTTATCAAAATACTTTTCCCAAAAGCGTTTAGTTGCCTTGCCATACTTCCAATAAAATTCTGTTCCTATCACTTCCCCTAGAACAGTATCATCTGAAAGTTGTTTAGTTTCGTTTAAAAAACCTTCAATAGTTTCTCTCATTTATTCTTCCTCTTTTTATTTTTTATATTTATATTATACACCCACGATAAAGACTTGTCAATTACAAAAATAAAAAAGATAGTTGTTACCTATCTTTTTTACACTTTTCTATTTTCTTCTAACCATTTGTTATAGGATAATTCTGAATTATATTTATCAACTACGTTTTGTAACGCTTTTAAAGCCTCTTTTTTCTCTTTTTCTCTAATAGAAGAAATTGGAGGAACTAGTGTTTCAAAAGCCCAATCATACAAACCAACAAATTGATTAGTTAGCAGATATACTCCGTTTTCCTCTTTGCAGGTCAAGGAAATAAATTTATATGTGTCACTTTTACTTAAATTTTCAACATCTTTCAACGTTTCTTTAAGAAAAGGTAGATAATCTACTGCTATTTGTTCTTTTGAAATTCCTTTTGATTTTATGTAAACAATAAAAAATACACAAGAGCAAATTATTGCCAACGCAGAAAATATAAGAAAGAACAATGAATTATTAAATAAAAACATCATTTTCTCACTTAAAGCAAGTATTAGACAAATAGTAGCAGTAGGCACAAATAATGCTTTTACCAAAGTTAATAATTGCTTATGGATTTCGATATCCAATAATTCTTTTTCCTCGTATAAATACGCTAATTTTTCCTTTAAATCCATTCTACAATTGCTTCACTTTCTTTCTGATGATTTCCAACAATCTGTTTTATATTTATATTATACATCTTATCAAAGTTGTTGTCAAGTGGATTTTAGATTTAACACAACAAAAAAGCGATATACAAAATTGTATACCGCTTTTCCTGATTATCTCATGATTTTATTTTGCAGACTTAGAAAGAACTCTAATTAGTTTTCTTTCTTTTTGTAAGCCCATGCACCTAAACCAAGCAAACCTAGACCTGCGATAGCAAGAGCTGTTCCTGCTTCTGATCCTGTGTGTGGCAACTGATTAGTTGCAACTGCTTGTGTAGCTGGTTGTTGAGGTTGAGGTTTTTCAGGTGTCTTAGGAGCTTCCTGTGGAGCTTCTGGCTTCACTTTATCATAGACACGGACTGTCACACCTTTTGGATCTTCCACGTTCTTAGAATCGCTAGGAGCAGGCTTGTAGCCTTCGATTTCTTTGAACGGTTTAGTACCATCTTCTTGTGGTGCAACTGGATTTCCTTCTGTGTCAATATGGATAGTGATAGGTTTTTGTACCTCACGATAAACGTAAGTTACAACCGTCTTACCTTTAACCACGTCACCTTTTTCGTTACCTTCTGTACGGACTAGTTCGTAAGTTACACCGTCTTTAGTGATTGTAACTGGTTTGTGATCTGTTGTATCGTACTTAGTACCTACTTTAGCTTGTGTAGTATCTGCTACTGGATCTTTAAGAACTGTACGTTCTTTGTCGTCTTTGACATAACGTACTTCAACGTCACCTTTGACAATCTTGTAGACACGAACTGTTTCACCTTTTGGATTTTCCACGTTCTTAGGATCTTTTGGTGAAGGTTCAAAGCCATCAATATTCTTGAAAGGTTTTGTTCCTTTTTCAGGAGGGGCAATTTCCTTACCTGAATCCCCGTCAATATGGATTGTTGTTGGATTTTCAACTGGTGTAGGCGTTGGAGTTGGTTTTGGTTCTTCTTTCAACTTGTAAACGTAGGTGATTGTTTCAGTTCCGTTAGGAATCTTAGTAGGATCAACCTTGTCTTGTTTAGTGAAAGTATAAGTTTTACCTTCAAATGTAATTTCGTTAGGGTGACTTAATTTAACTGCTTCATCAACTGGTTTTTCACCTGTATTTGTAGGCTTAGCAATTTCTTTACCACTTTCGTCAACAAATTTTTGAATGATTGAACCTTTCTTAACTTCTGGAGTTGGAGTTGGTTTTGGTTCTTCTTTCAACTTGTACAAGTAAGTTACAACTGTTTTGCCTTTAACAACTTGACCTTTTTCAACCCCTTCTGTACGGACTAATTCATAAGTTTTTCCATCTTTTGTGATAGTTGGCAACTTAATGCTTGTAGTATCATACTTAGTTCCGATTGGGCTTTCAGGGGTTTGAATTACAGGGTTTTTCAATACAGAACGTTCTGTATTGTCAACAACATAATGCACTTCAACCAAACCTTTAGCGTCTTTATCTGAGTTAGTTGCTGTTGGCTTGTTCACTGTGTAGGATACAAGGTGGTATGCTACCTTTTCGCTTTGTTTTTTGATAAAACGTGTTCCATCATTTTCTTTTGGTTTATCTACACGAAGATGCGTTACGGTAGCCCCACCCCATGTTAAAGGATTTGGTTTGAATTTTTCAATCACTTTAACGAAGTTATCCCCACCAGCTTCAAAGGTCAATCCTTCTTCTTTGTAAACATTATTAGTTTCGTTTGCAGTTGTAGACGTAGTTGGTGTGTCTGGGAAAAATGATTTATCAACATTTACACCTTTTAATGCAACTTTATT